CGTACAGAAAGAACAGCGCGTGGGCGCTCGTCGCACCGGTCAGGCAGTACCCCACCATCCTTTGGAGGTAGGCCTGCAGTTCGTCGTCGCCACCGGTGATGTTGGCCAGAAACGCCGTCCACTGCGGACACAGTCCCTGAGGCCTGGCCGTGGTGATCTTGGTCATCCGATCGGCTCGTTCGTTGGCACGTGTGCGGCCCGTTTTGAGGTCGACCACACCGCCAGGCGTGTTGAGCAGCCAGGGATCAGCATCCCACTCGTCGGTCGTGGCCGCATGCCTGCGGTCGGTGCGCGCCAAGCGCTCTACACCACTGACCGTGCCGGAGCTGGCCAGCTTGGCAGCGACCTTGGGGTTATCCGCGTGCACGGCCGCGTGGCGACACACGCTGCGGATCAGGTCGGTAGCGGCCAAGGTGTCCTCGTTACGCCAGCGGTGGCCGTCCCAGACCAACCACCGCCCCCAGGTCGCCACGTATCGCCAGTCGCGGTGATACCGGCGGGTGAAGGCCAGCGCCAGCGCATCCTCTGTTCCCCACACCGATTCATCGCTGCTGACGGCCGGCTCGGCGTCATCTGTGATGTCATGCATCTGCAGACGCGGCCCGTGACTGAGAAAGGTCGCGAAATCGAAGCCTTCCGCAATGGCATCGGCCGCGTCCCACCCTTCAACAGCATCCTCAGGTGGATAGAGCACGTGACAGGACTTTGCGCCGGCAGACAAAATGGCCTGCGCAGCTTGCGCGGCGTATTCCCAACCTGGCTTGTCGCGATCCGGCCAGATCAGCACGGCCTTGCCAGACAGCGGCGACCAGTCGGTTTTGTCGACCGGGGCATTGGCGCCGTGCATGGCCGTCGTGGCAGTGACGTCAACGTTGATCAGCGCCTGTGCGCATTTCTCGCCCTCAACGAGGATGACTTGGGCTGCGTTCTTCATCCCGGGCTGGTTGTACAGCGGTCTGGGGTCCGGTGGTGCCATCTTCCGGCGCCGGACATCCCAGGGCCGAAACTCCTTCTTGCTCCCAGGCGGGTCGTAGCGGTAGACGATGGCGATCAGTTGGCCCGCTGCATCGAGGTAGTCCCACTTGGCGGTGGCCGGACCCAGCTCGTCGACCGGAGCCTCTTTCTTCTTGGCCTTGCGGGACAGGGTCGCAGACGCCTGCCCGAGCAGATCAGCCGCGTGTTGCATTACCCGTGGGAAATCGGTGTGCGCATCGGCGCCAAGATGAGCGGCAATCAGATCGAAGATGTCGCCACCATCACCAGTTGCGCGGTCGGTCCACAGCCCGGCCTTCTCGCCATCGAGAACGACCTCCAGGCTGTCGCCGGGGCTGCCCAGCACATCGCCGATGAGAAATTTGCCCCTGCGCTTTTTGCCGGCGGGAAACAGCGTGGCCAGGAGGGAGTCCAAACGGGCGACCAGATCGGCACGGATCGACTCACGTGTGGCGTCAGGATCGGGTGGCAATTCGGCTGGGGCGTCATTGAAGTCAAGCATGCGTCGCGCCTCCTTGCCGCTCCAGCCAGGTGATCAGCTCCTCGAGCTTGAATCGCACCAGCTTGCCCACCCGGTAGTGCGGCACCAGCAGGCGCTCGCGCTCCTTCGGGTGGGTCAGCAGGTAGGTCGGAATATTCAGGCGGTGCGCCGCCTCCCTGGAATCGATAAGACGTTCACCCAGGACGTCGTTCATGGATGGGGTGTTCATGTGGGGTTCCTCCAGCAGCGGTCCTGCCAGGCGCACATACGGCATTCGAAGTGGGTCGGGTCGTTGAAGCTGCGTGGCAGCAACTCACCTGCCTCGGTGGCGGTGATGACCTTGACGGCCCGGTCCGACATGCGCTGCGCCAGCGCAGGATCAAAGGGCACGAGCTCGGTGTAGATCTCCATGGTGTCGGCGTTGATCGCCGTGAAGATGGCCGGATGCTCGTGCAGTTCGAGATAGGCTTGATAGATCGCGACTTGCGCCGCGTAGACTGGCTTGGAAACGGCCAGCTTGTGTTTGTCGAGGTCTCGCCAGGACTTGTTACCCAGGCACTTGCACTCCCACAGGGCGGGGTAGGCAAAACCCTCAGGGCCACCAACGATCACGCCATCGACGTGGCCCTTGAGACGCCCATCGGCTGCCGCGAATCCAAACTGGTTTCCGTCTGCCTTGCGGGTGCGCAGGTCAAACCCTGCATCGCGCAGCCAGGCGACCATGCAGTCCTCCATCACGTGCCCGCGCTCGAAGATGCGAAGGATGCGCCCCTCCAGGCGACGGCCGCTGTCGATGGGGGCCTTGGCGAACTCGTATTGCAGCGCCCGCTCGCAAGCCACGCCCAGGCGCGAGGCCCCGAGGTAGTCACGACCTGGCTCAGCCGCCCGGCTGCGCTGCATGCCGGCGTCGATCAGTTCGGTGAGCTGGCCTGAGACGCTGGCCGAAGAGTTGAAGTCCATCATGGCTTCGCCCCCTTCGGTTCTTCCCATGGCAAGTCGTCCTCCATGTCGGCGAACGGATGAGCTAGCGGATCCGGGGCGGGTGGCATGCCGCGCACCGGGGGGTACTTGCTGGCCTCATGGTGCGCGGCCATGGCATCCGTGTAGCCAGTGACGATGGCGTCGATCACCTGCAGCGCTTCGGCCTCCGAGTAGTCACCCAGGGGTTTGGCAAAGCCAATCTCGCCAGCAGCCTCACCGAAGGCCTTGAGGCACTGGCGCATGGCGGCGCGTTCGATGTCAGAGGCGTCAATCATCTCGACCTCCTTGCCGAACTTCTGGGCATCCGCCCAGTGGCCGTACATGCGATGGAACGCGTCCTGGCAGCGACGGGAACAGAACACCCAGTCGATGGGGTAGCGCCGGGGGTTGCCGATGCCATGCCGGTTGTCGGTATGGCCGTACCCCCGGGCCTGTCGGGAACAGACCCAGCATTTCATTCCTCCCTCACTGTGCCCAGGCCGGCTTGCCGGACACTGCAGGGCGCCCAGCCGCTACGGGCGGGACTGCGGTTGGGGCCGTGGCTGCATGTGCGGTTGGGACTGCGGTCGGGCTCCCCGCCGTGCGGCTTGGGATGAACCCTGCGCCAGCCATCACGGCCGCGTACTCGGGCTCGCCCGGCTCGACAGCCATCTTGACCACGTTCTTCGATTCGCCGCGCCCGTCTTTTTCGATATCGATGCGGGCGATGAACTCCAGGCCATCGAGTTCATGGAAGCCCTGGATACGGCGGGCGGCAGCGGCCTGCGGGGTGTTGTCGTCAGAGCGGACGTTGCGTGCCGAGTTCAGGGCGGCGCGCACAAAGGTGCGACCCATGTTGCCCCAGGTCGGGCCTTTGGGGCTTTGCAGGCCGATGTTGGACCACAGCTTGCGCTTGGCAAATTCACCTTCAAGCACCACGAACTCGCAGGCCAGGAAGATGCTGCCGGTCTCAAAGCTCTGGGTGGCGTAACCGCCGACCCAGCCTTGGCTCGGATCGTCATAGCCACCGGGCTTGATGGTCATGCGAACCTTGGCCACGGTGCCTTTGGGGATGAGGTCGAAGGATTGCTGCTGTTCAGCGTCGTTGAAATCGTTCCAGGCGGACATGAATTACTCCTTGGGTGTTTGGGATGTGAAAACCGGATGGGATGGACGGGTGGCGGCGGCGCACTTGTCGATGAGTGCGCGCAGGTTGGGCGGCTCCTGCAGATCGAGCTGGCCGGAGCGGTCCTTGGCGGGGTAGCCGTAGGGGTTGAGCGTGTTGGTGATGAAGGCGCGGTAGCTGCTGCCGTCCTCAGCCTTGATCTCGGCCAGGGTCACCACCTCATCGACGATGCCGGGCAGTTCGGCTGCGGTTTTGGCGCCTTCGATTTGCGGCACGAACACCTTGCGGTTGAAGTCATCGAGCTTCTCGTCGAGGATGGCGACGAACACCACGTGCTTGCCACGGGCATGCTGCAGGTGGGTCAATGCGGTCAGCATTTCCTGACCCAGGAGGCCGTAGGCTCCGCGGGTGTCGGGCTTGCCGGTGCGCTCAGACATCGCCTGCGGCTGGACCTTGGCCCAGATGAGCGCCAGGCGAGCCAACACCGTGATGCTGTCGACAAAGTAGGTGTCGTACTTCGCCAGTTGGGCCGGGTCACCGTAGCGCTCGCACACATGGTCGAAATGGGCCTTGGAATACGGCGCGTCTGCCGGTAGGGCCGGATTGGGGCCAGCCAGGAAGACCACCAGGTCGCGGAACTCGGGCCAGGTGGCGGGACGCACGCAGTCGCCATGCCAGTCCTTGACCGCGAGATCGCCGGCCTCCAGATCGACGAACAGCGTGCGGTCCTCCGGCAGAGTCTTGAGCTGGGTGGTTTTGCCGATGCCGGACTTGCCGAGCAGCACCAGTTTGACCCCTTGCTTTTCTGCCAAGCGCTGTGAGGCGGAGATGATTGGGAGTGCCATCACACGCCTCCCTCGTCACGGCTGAGCTCAAAGGTGGCCTTGCCTGCCTCGACCGTGCGGGCATCGGCAAACTGCTGCTGCAGCGCCGGTGGCCAGTTGGTATAGCGGGACTCGGGCACCGCCAGCTTCACGTCGAGGTAGCTCTCGACAGCTTCGCCGGATGCGACGATGCGCTCGGCAATGGCCTTGAGCTTCTTCTGATCCCAGGACACCTTCTTGGGCAGCTCGAACTTCACGTGCAGGCCGTCAGCCTTGAGGTAGGCGGTACCGAAATCGCGTCCGGTATCGCGCAGGGCTTCACGCCCCTGGGCACCGAATCGCTGATCAAGGGCAGCATCCACCTTGGTGCGTGCGCTCTTGAGCCAGGCGATGGCCTGATCGAGGTTGGTGTCGACCTCGTAGAGTTGCTGGGTCGGCAAGCTGGCCAGTTGGGCGGTCGACATCTCGGCGATGTCGGCTGGGAAGATGGACAAATCGTTCATGACCATCTCCCTCATGCCATCACGCGTTCAGCGGTCGACTCGTGCAGCGCGCTGTACTCGAAGTCGAGGATGGCCTCCAGCGGATAGCTGACACGCTTGGAGAGCTTGAGGTACCGAGGGCCACGACCCTCGCTGCGCCAGCGTTGTAGCGTCTTGGGGCTGACACCCCAGCGCTGGGCCAGTTCGTTTTCGTTCAGGACCCGGCGGTCGCCGGGTGCCA